GGACGTTTAGAATTAATGAAGTATTGTGCCTTAGATACTATTTATCAGTATCGTTTAGCGAATAAACAAAAACTATTATTTGAAGAATTACCTTTTTAAAATAGATTATGCTTTATGAATTAAAAACCTACAAATTTTTCCAAGAAGGAATTTTAGCCTTGTCCCGTATGGAGCAACAAGGGTTAAGGATTGATATGAAATATGCTGAAGAAAAAAAGTTAGAATTAACTAAAGAAATTGAAAAACTTGAAGTGAAGTTTAAAGAAACAAAACTCTATAAACATTGGGCTCACACCGCTAAAAACAAAGTCAATATTTATAGTCCTCAGCAACTTGGTGCATTCTTGTATGGTACAAAAAAGATTAAAATTAGTAAAGAAACGGCTTCTGGTCAAGGTGCTACGGATGAAGAAGCTCTACAAGAATTAGGAATACCTGAATTAGATATTCTTTTACGTATCAAAAAACTTAAAAAAGTTCGTGACACATATTTGGATGCTTTTGTAAGAGAACAGGTTAATGGAATTGTTCATCCATTTTTTAACCTACATCTTGTACGTACATTTCGGGGTAGTTCAGACAGTCCTAATTTCCAAAATATACCTAAAAGGGATAAAGAAACAATGGAAATTTGTAGAAGAGCAATATTACCACGACCAGGACATCAATTTGTTGAATTAGATTATAAACAACTTGAGGTTAGAATTAGTTGTTGTTACAATAGGGATGAGCAATTAAAGGAAGACATACTTGCTGGTGATATGCACAAAGAAATGGCAATTAGAATTTTTCATATTGAGGATTTTAATAAAGAAACAACAGGTCATTCAGTTCTTCGTAGTGCTACTAAAAATGGTTTTATATTTCCACAATTTTATGGGGATTATTATAAAAATTGTGCTGTAAACCTTTCTTATGGTTGGGGACATTTACCAAAGAACAGAAAATGGAAATCTACAGATGGTATTGAATTTGAAGATGGAAAATTAGGGGCTCATTTAATAAGTAATGGTATTAAAGATTTAGAATCTTTTACCCAGCATATTAAAACCATTGAAGATTATTTTTGGAACGTTCGTTATAAAGATTATACAAAATGGAAAGAACGTTGGTGGGAACAATATCAAAGGGTAGGACATATTACTTCCATGACTGGGTTTAATTATCAAGGAGTAATGAAAAAGAATGATGTATTAAATTATCCAATACAAGGTTCTGCTTTTCATTGTTTACTATGGAGTATTATTCAAGGTATTAAAGTACAGGTAAAGGAAAAGTGGAAATCCAGGTTAGTTAGTCAAATACACGATGCTATTGTAATGGATGTACACCCTGATGAATTAGAACACGTTGTCAAAACAATGAAAAGAATTATGTGTGAAGATATTGTTAAACATTGGGGTTGGATTACTGTACCTCTTGATGTTGATGTTGAGATACATAATGTAAATGATAGTTGGGCTGATAAACCACAAAGGTAATGAAAAGGACAAGAAAACATTCTACAGGTGGTTTGTTCTTATTTGAAGAACCTAAACCAGTTGCTGAGGTAACGATACGTCAAAGAAAACCAAAACAAGTTGATGGTTTTATTGAAAGATTTAAAGGTAAGGACCCGTTCTTTGTTTTAGAAAACTTTCTTAATGATAGAAAAAAGTACGTCACAAGTCGTTACCCAACAGATCATCCTCAAGCGTTTTCTACTGTATTGTTTGAACTGAATTTATATTTAGACGTTCTTATACGTGTTAAAAATAATCTTAACCAATTTAAAATTAATGACAAATGAAAAATCAAAGAGACACCACCTCGGAAGACATTGCTTTTAAGTATGCTAAAGATGCATTATTAGAAGAAATGCAAGGTAAAGAAAAAGTATCTGAAAAGACATTTGAAGTTTTTAACATTTCAGAAGAATTATGGGACAAATGGTTTAAAGAAGTAACTTTAAATCAATCTTTATTTCTCGCTTCTTCTAAAACATTTGTTATTCAACAGTTGTTAAATTCTTCAACTTCTTTAACAGAGTATTCTGCTAAAATGATGATATTTTATCAATTTAAACAAAAAATAATGGAAATGTCAAGTAATCCGCTTATGTCACTAATAAATCTATTAAAATAATGGGATTGTATTTAAAGTATCGACCAAATGCCCTTACTGAAATTGAAGGTAACAGGGAAATTGTACTCACTTTGAGAGGTATGTTTAAAAAGAATGAGATACCTCACTCTATGCTGTTCCACGGACCGACAGGTTGTGGTAAGACTACCTTAGCCCGTATTGTAGCAAAAGAACTGGGTTGTACTGAAAATAATTTAATTGAAATTGATACAGCACAATTTAGGGGAATTGATACGGTACGTGATTTACGTAAAAACATTCAATACACTCCTTTAGGTGGTGGTATAAGAGTTTACATTATTGATGAGGTACATAAAATGACAGGGGACGCTCAAAATGCTTTCCTTAAAATATTGGAGGACACTCCCTTACATATTTACTTTATTTTATGTACCACGGACCCACAAAGTCTTCTACCTACAATAAAAGGACGTTGTAGTCAGTTCCAGGTACAGTTATTGTCTGATGATGATATGAAATCATTACTTACAAAAATTGCTGAACTTGAAAATGATTCTATTGAGGATGAAATTATTGAACAAATAACACAAGATAGCCAGGGACATCCGCGTAATGCTTTACAGATACTTGAACAGGTATTAAGTACCCCAAAGAAAAGAAGATTAACAATAGCCCAACAGGCAGCCATTGAACAATCCGAGAGTATTGCTTTGTGTCGTGCATTAATGAAAAAACAAGGTTGGAGTGAAGTAAAGAAAATATTACAAGGTTTAAAAGGACAGGATGCCGAAGGTATTCGTCGTGTTGTTATTGGATATGCTTCAAGTGTATTACTGAATACAGATAATGCTGTTGCAGGACTCATTTTAGAGGCATTCCAAGAACCTACTTACAATATGGGATTTCCTGGAATTGTACTCGCTTGTTACACCGTAATTAAAAGTTAATGATATGGCAGACAAAGTAGAAAAAGTGATTGAAACAAAAGACAACAAATGTTGGGTTACAATTTCTTACAACGTTAATCTCGGTGATTACGAAAATGTAAAAGTTGAAACAGGGTATTCACAAACAATACCTTTCAATCGTTCTCCTATTGACTTGCTCGAAGAAATGCAAGATAACGTAGCAAGTATTGTTATTGACGAAGCAAAATCTTTGAAAAAACAACTTAAAAAGAAAAGGAGTAAAGAATGAATCCATTATTTAAACTTGCAAAAGAACTCTGCCCACAAGGTGGTGTAGAAGATGATGCTCCATTCCCAAATTCTACTGACCAAGATATTTGGTGTGAAGGATTTGTAACCGCTGCTGAATTAATGTTAAACGCTTGGTATGTTGAAGATACTGATGTTACAAGAAGATTACTTGCTGAAAAACTTAAACGTGCTCATAAAAACTAATTCAAATGAATTACGAAAAAGATATTCATATTGATGAAACTGCTCTTGATGTTGAGTGGTTGGAACAATCTGAACTTGCTATTAAATATGGCAAGTATTGGTCTGCTTGTAAAGACAGAGTTACCCGTGCTGAAGAAAATATTAAGTTAATTCGTGCTCAACTTATTGCAGAAGCAAACGATGACCCTGTTAAATGTTGTAACAAAGAAAAACCAAATGCCGCAGATATTGAAGCATACTATCGTCGGCATAAACGTCATATTAAGGCAAAAGAAGAATGGTTAGATGCTTTAAAGGAATGTAATGATGCTGAAATTGTAAAGAATGAAATTTCATTTACACGAAAAGCAGCCTTGGAAAACCTTGTACAATTACACGGACAAAATTACTTTGCAGGTCCTTCTATGCCACGTAACCTTCAGGGAGAAAGGGAAAGAAAACAAGAAAAAAGAAAAGAAAGTGAATCGAGAATTAGAATACGTAAATCTTAAATTTTAATGATTATGAAAAAGAAAAAGTTTAATTTTGCAGGAAAAATCAGTAGTAATGCCGCAGCCAGAAAAAAAGGTTTTGGTTATGGACATCTTCTTCCAAATGGGTTGGATGTATGGACACCAGAAGTAGATTCCAAAGTTGTTATGGACATTTTACCATACCTTGTAAAGGATAAAAATCATCCTGATAAAGACAAGGAAAAAGGAATAGCAATGGAAGGAACATATTGGTTTAAAAGACCTTTTAAATTCCACAGAAACGTTGGTGCTAAAAACAGTTCTGAAATTTGTTTACAATCTTTTGGAAAGAAATGTCCTATTTGTGAATACCGGGATAAACTTAAGAAGGATCCTGAAGCGGATGAGGATGCAATAAAAGCATTAAAACCAAGTGAACGTAATTTGTATGCGGTTGTAATCACAAAAATTAATGGAAAGAAACAAGAAAGAAAACTTCAATTATTTGAATTTTCAGATTACCTTTTCCAGGAAAAATTTGTTGAACAACTTGAGGATAAACCTGAATTTGAAACATTCCCAAATCCTTATGAAGGTGCTTCGGTTAGTGTTAAATTTGCAGAAACCAATCTTGGTGGAAACAAATTCGCAGAACCAACAAGATTTGATTTTGAACCCAGATCAAAACAATATGATGATGAGTTTATTGATGAAATTCCTTGTTTGGATGAATGTTTGCGTGTACTTACCTATGATGAACTGAAGGCTAAGTTCATGGAAAATGATGATGTAGATAACGAAGAGGAAGAGGATGAGGATGAGGAAGAAAGAAAACCTGTAAAGAAAGGTAAAAAACCTGTAAAACCTGAACCAGAGGAAGAGGAAGAGGAAGAGGAAGAGGAAGAGGAAGAGGAAGAGGAAGAGGAAGAGGAAGAGGAAGAGGAAGAGGAAGAGGAAGAGGAAGAGGAAGAGGAAGAGGAAGAGGAAGAACCTGCTCCACGTAAACGTAAAACAGCCGTAGCAGACAAAAAGAAAGAAACTCCTAAAAAGGGAAAGAAAGAACTTACTTGTCCTCACGATTATCGTTTTGGTAAAGATACCAATAAATATGATGAATGTGAAGATTGTGAACTTTGGAACGAATGTTATGCGGCTAAGAAACAATCTTTGAAAAAGTAAGATTATGGTTTTACTTAAAACTAAGACAAGAGAGAGGGGTATCGAAGATACCTCTCTCATTGGATTTAAAATTCAAAAAGATATATCTTCTTTTCTTTCTTTATTTTGTTTAGCTAAAGGAATTACCAAAACCTCTATTTTAACAAAATTATTGAAAGATTGGACTATTTCTGAGCAACAAAAGAAAATTACAAAAGAAAGTTTAATTAATTCTATCTCTGAACGTGCTTTTGATACTTGGAGAAATTTACCCAAGAAGAATAGATCTTTTCAAGGATTTTTAAATTCTTTAAGAATTGAATTCCACTTTAAAGGGATTGATGATAAGTATATTGACCAAATTTTAGAAAAAGTACAAGATGAAAAAGATAAAGAATGAGATTCCTTTAAATGAACAAATAAAAAGACATTCCAGAAAAACCACACGTAAAAAGAAATATGATGGTTCCCTGGAAACGGTTGTGTCTACCGGCAGTACATTATTAGATTTAGCCATTAGCGGTGGTAGGATACGAGGTGGTGGTATTCCAACAGGTATCCTTATGGAAATCTTTGGTCCAAGTGGGGCAGGTAAAACCGTACTACTTTGTGAAATTGCTGGAGATATACAAAGGAAAGGTGGGGACATAATGTTTCACGACCCAGAGGCACGACTTAACAAACAATTTGCCCAAATGTTTGATGTAGACTTTGATAGAATTGATTACACTACACCAGATACTGTAACAGAGGTTTTTAAAGGTGTTCGGGAATGGAAACCAACAGGAACAATTAATGGTGTCTTTGCAGATTCTTTAGCAGCACTTTCCACTGATATGGAAATGGATAACAAAGACGGTGATAAAATGGGAATGCGTCGTGCAAAAGAATTTAGTGAAGAATTACGTAAAACTTGTCGTATATTAGCCAAAAATAACCTATTAATGGTAGCAAGTAATCAAGTAAGACAAAATCTTGATGCAGGTCAATATGGACAAAAATATACAACTCCTGGAGGGCTTGGTGTTGGTTTTTACTCATCTTTACGTTTACGTGCTGGTACACCTGAAAAGATTAAAGTAAAACAAAAAATTGCAGGAAGGGAGGTTACAAGAGTAATTGGTGTTGAAACACAAATTGAAGTACATAAAAGTTCAGTTTGGAAACCTTTTCATTCTGCTCCTGTTTACATACTATTTGATTATGGTATTGATGACATTCGTGCTAACTTACAATTCATCAAAGACTTTACCAAAAATACAACTTATACTGTTAATGAGGAAAAGTTAGATATTGGATTGGAAAAGTCTATTGCTATAATTGAACGTGATGAACGTGCTAATGAACTCCGTGAACAAGTAATTGATTTATGGGAAGAGATTGAGGAAAAATTTGTAAGTGAACGTAAACCAAAACAAAGATGACAAAAAATGATGAGCAACTAATCAAGGACGCCAATCATTTGTATTGTGTAGATTGGTATTTGGCAGAACAGATGGCTAAAAAAGCAGAAACCGAAGAAGCCAAAAAACAATTACAAGACATTGCAAAACGATTATATCATAAAGAAGAATACTTAGCAGACTTGTTATGAAAAAGCAAATTTTTGACCTACGGTCTAATATGAGAACCTTTACCCATAAGTTTTACAAGGGTTGGACACCACAGGATTTTAAGAACGAGTATCTTAAGATACAAATGCACACCAGTACATTAACCAAATCACAAAGAGAAACTGTCATCAAATACGTTAA